GGGGTGGTAGGAGGTCGATAAGACTTTCCCCCGTAGCGCCCTACCCCCTCCGAATAATGGTTCACCGTTGGGCCGCCACCCCCCGGATTCCCATCTTCTCCGCCTTTCAACCGGAGTTGAGGGCACAAAATGGTTTGTACTGCATGTGCGGTAAAACCGCTCATTTCTGGGCGTTGATCCAACGCCGGCGCATCTCGGCAGAAATCTTGGGTACCAGGAGTCTTCCAAACTTTCTTCGAGGTTTTATTTCGCAGATCGTTAACTGCTTATTGAGTTCCTCAGGTTTCTCACAATTGCATAGCCAGGGGACTACGCTTTCTAAGGTCCCATAAAGGGCCTCAACATTTTCGCACGTTGTGCATTTCATTATCGCCAGCAACCGCAATATGTGTATCCACATCTGCTGCATGGATTGCTGTTCGTGATCCGGTAGTCACCGGTAATCAAGATTGCCAGGAGTGCATCTTTCTTGCTCATGCCCCAAAGGGAATGCCTGAGACCTATAATTGTACGCCAAATAAACGCTGATTTGCAATCAAATCGTATGCGTCATAGGCTAATATTGCCCAGCCAAGACCTGGTATTGCACGTGTAGCAAATCTACCCGCTGTACGAGCTCCGGATTTTAATCCGAGTCGCTTTCCGAATTTCTCTCCCGCCTGGTAAGCGGGGGAACTTGCCATCTGGAATGCTCGGCGATCAGCAGTGTTCGCAGCTATTCCAAATCTTTCGGCATCTATGCCTGCATATGCATATGAATAAATCGACGGATTTGCCATCGATGTCATATACAAAGGCCCTGCCGTATGTGTTACCACATTCGTCAATTGAGCAGTGAAGTGCATAGGATGCACCAAATTTCCGGCGTCACCGGAATCTTTTGCACTGTCATAACTCCATTGAGCCCATCGGCTACTGAAGACTGGTATAATCACTCAACCCACTCCTGGTCACAGCCCAGACAGATTACGTGATTTACACCATGTGTTTCTATGAACATTCGTGAATGCTTAATGCTCCCACATCGGGAACACGGCACTACTTCCATCAGAAGCAGACTCCACTCACTTGTGCCAAGAGGCGATCACTAACACCAAGGAGGTGCAACAGACCGATAACGAGCAAGTACTCGATTCTGTTGTTTTTCACGTGATTGAAGAGGGATGCTGCAGTGAGCGCACCCTTGACTGTCTCAGTTTCTGGAGACATTCACATATCCTCCATGGATTCGCAAAGGTATCCACGGTGGGTACCAGGGACTAAGTCCACATACATCCGGATGTTAGATCCGGCCAGTTGGTCAATGCGAAGCAAACCACATGGAGCGGTGAAACCGCCGATTCGAGCTCGAGAGCCTGGAGTAGGTCTCTGAGCAGTTCCTCTGAAAATAATCTCATCAACGAGAGTGCCTACACCGAGTGACGGAATAGTACCCGCACCCAGGTAATCATCATCGTATGGTGGCATGTCATTTGTTCCCTCAAGGTCATTTAGAACTTCAGATGTCTGAAGAGTTCCTTGATTGAACACTTGACTGATCCAGTTCGAACTAATATCAGGCGTTCTTGGATCTGGACTAAAGACTAATGCACGTGACATAGAATATCCCTTGATTAGACCTTTACCATTGGCGTTATCATCATCGATCATGTGCACGTCAAAAGTCGTGACAGTGTTCGTGCCTTCTGCAGGGATAACGAAACGACTTGGTAGCCATTCGCCTACCTGCGTGTTATTGAATCCTCTCGGCAAAATATTGTTAGCAAAATTTGTTGCTCGATGAGTCTGATCGAAATGGATTTTGTAATCGTAATAACGAGGTTTAACACCTTCAGCGAATTCCATCGCTTCGTCATTCATACGATCCCATGCATCTTTCGATTTCTTCCACGACTGTCCAACGACCCAAGAGGTCGGGAGCGTTTCAACGGTAATATTACCGTTAGCTGTACCATCTGTATCTACGAAGGTAATTCCTGCAACGGCCCATTGGATCCCTTGCTTGTAGAACCTTCGATTTAGAATACTTGCACATTGTGACAAGTCCAGATATTGAATATCTGCGTTTAGATCAAAACTCATTCGCAAAACGGCGGGTTCCATCTTGGGACCCTTGTAGCTCTTCTTGGCCATGGCCATATGGGGTGGTAGGAGGTCGATAAGACTTTCCCCCGTAGCGCCCTACCCCCTCCGAATAATGGTTCACCGTTGGGCCGCCACCCCCC